CAGCCCAAGAAACGTGGGCCTAGACAACATAAAAAAAATCTAAATAAGGCAGAAAAAAGGCAACGTAAAAACACACGCTACAAAGGTCAGGGTTAAAATGAAAACAATAACACTAAAAGTTGACGGCACATCACAAAATCAATGGTCTACATTTGTATTAGAACTAAATCTAATGAAGAAAGCTTGGAAAAAATTTGGTGTGGAAGTAGAATTTAAAGGACCTAGTATAGGTAAAATAATAAAACAAGGCACAAGTCGTGGTGAAAAATCTATAAATTATAAAAAGAAACGTAATCATATTATAAATATATTTGGCTAATGGATTTAATAATTTTACAAGATGGTCTGTATTATTTAACTGCTGTTACTAAAGAAATGATTGATGGTGAGGTCTTTAAAAATTGTTTAGATTTGTGTGATATAATAAGAGAGAAATTAACTGTCTACCATAGTGATGTAAACAAACATTTTCTAAAAGACGGTAGTGTATTTTTTGGTTGTATTTGTGCTTAAATAATTTCCTGTTCTTGGCAAATAAATTTTGTATGTGCACCTTGTTGGTTTACAAACTCTCTATCTAAACTATATATTAAATCTAATGATTCTTGATAACCATAGATAGTGCATTCATAGATATCATTAAATTGTTCTTTTTTAGTGGGCACTAACTTGCATTCATTGCCTGGAATAGTGCTGCAAATATACATAAATAAAAATACTTTAATCATTGACAACTCTTATTAAAATCCTATATAGTAATCATAAATAAATGAAAGGTACAAATGACTGATATAACTAAATACCGTAATGTTTCCCTTACAAAAGAAACATACTCTACTTTAGAAAAGTTGTCGAAGGTATTATTACCAGACGCAAAGCTATCAATAAGTAAGACAGTAGAAGCAATAGCAAACGAAAAAGTTAAAAGACTCAACGGAAAGATGAAAAATGTTTAATATAACTGAAGAACAAAGGAAACAATTACTATCGTATATGTGGGCCAGACCTTACGGAGAGGTTGCCCAACACATTGCAATGTTAGTAAAATTAGAAACTATACAGGAGAAAAAAAATGACAGCGGAAAAAAAGACGTGCCCAAAGTGTCGGGGTAACGGATTTATTAAAGTGTTATTAGAAGAAGGTAGAGTAGACGTTGTTGCTCAATGTACTTTATGCAATTCAGAGGGAGAGGTTTATGACAAAGAGTTTGATGATTATTTTGATAGTTACCCTTTGCTTAAGCCATTGCAGTAAAAATATTGATCCAACAACTACGATACTTAAATACATAATAAAAAATGGTAAAAAACAAACAAACCCTTGATTTAACAGAAGAAATAAAAATGTTAGAGCAGGAATTAAAACAAACAAAACATGATAACTTAATGCTTGCGAAAGAAGTAGATCGATTAAACGAGTATGTACAAATCATGGAACTAGAAAGGAACAACAAATGAGTAAGAAAGATGATATCAAAAAAATAAACATTACAACATATTGGGATGATTTTAATGGTAATATGGATCACAATGATGATGGTGATGAATCTGATAATTTTATAGGTTCACATAGAATTAAAATTACAGGGGGTAATTTTAAAAATTGGGATCCTATATTTAAACTAGATTATTTTACTGATCTTGAAGAATGGATGCAATTGCAGGTAGATGAAATACATGAAAAGTTAAGTGATAACGAAAAATTTACTCATACTTATATGATGCATTGCCCTAAAAGCACAAAGCAATGGCAGGCAGAGAAAAAAGAACCTGGTTTGGAAACAAAACTTAATGATCTTGCTAACAAAACACGCGTTGAGACATCTAATGCGTTGCTTGGTAAAAACGTTGTTAAATTTAATAAAGGAGATAAACAATGATAAAAGAAGCAATTAAGGCAGAAGATAAGGAATACGCAAAAGGAGTTCTTGTAGGTAAGAACTTTGGTAACAGAGGTACAGGTTTTAACGGAACTTATACCCATCAATACACGGGCCTGATAGGAGATCTTATAACTCATAGAATACTAGGGTTAGAATATCCGACATATGGTGAAGGCATTATAGCTGAAGACATATCTATTAATAATAAGATGGTGGATATAAAATCTATGGCTCGTAACTTTGATATGAGAGATAACTGGGTACATAACTTTGTAGGTTATCAAAAAGATATACCCTCTGATATATTATTGTTTGTTAATCTTAACAAACGAGAAGAGCATGTAGAGATATGTGGTTGGTTACCTAAAAAAGACTTTTTGGATAAAGCTAAATTTTACGAGAAGGGTGAACTACGGCACAGGGATGACGGCACAAGCTTCCCAACAAAGGCCCCATTGTATGAGATAGAGCAACATCAGCTTAATCAAATTGATAGTGTGGCAGACCTTAAAAAGATAGGTGCGTAGTGCCCTACTCTGATCCTAATGATCTTCGTAGATTAAAAGTAGATCATGCGTATGAGAACTCTGAACGTGGGTATGTATTAAGGAACATTGGTTCTAAATACAACCCATCACGGCAAACTAAATGGATACCAGAGATCACGAAACAGGATTTTTGGCAGTTGTATATGAACCACATACAAATTATGAAAGAAAAATTTCCTAAAACAAGCGGCAGAATTTGTAGCTATTGCTTGAAAGAATATTCTTTTATGAGACGTTTGGGTACTAGAGGTAAGGGATATACAGGCCAAAAGGGCCAGGTACAGACTAACTTCTCTATAGATAGATATGATTCTAGGTTGACCTACAAATATAATAATGTAGTATTCTGTTGTGTCGGATGTAATCAAAGAAAGAGAGATAGTAATCCAGAGGATTGGACTAATTATATTAGAGTGGGGAGAGAGATAGGTTATGATACGTAAATTACTAATGCTTATATATCATTACTCAACATACTTAAGTAGTTGGTCATGGCAAAAATTATACGGGAACAGAGAGAGGGGATATGGTTACAAAAAAAGAAAAATGGGACGGTAAGTCTAGACCGAGTACCGATAAATATAGAGAAAATTTTGATAAGATATTTGGTAAGAAAAAATTTAATAAATTACAACAAGAACAACGTGATCAAGATAAAGCTTACCAGAAAACTAAAAAGATAAAATATGAATTATAGAATAGGTCAAAAAATAGTAGTCCTTAAGGATGGTGGTAGATCCTTGGCAGAAATGTCGAAGTTGGTTCAGTTTTTTTTGGCCTGTCACTCATACACTGTTAAATCAACAACTACCACAATAAAAGGAGAAAAACTATGATTGAATTTAAAATACCTAAACCTTTGAGTAAAGAAGAGAAACGTGAAGCTAAAATGATAGCGTTTATAGTTGTGTTGGGTTACGTTCTAGCGTTAGGGTATTACCTATCATGAAGTGGAATAAAAGATTTGAGTACCCTCGATCCATGCGGTCTATGATCGGTGGTAAAAGACACTATGATATTAATAAAGATAACAAAAAATTGCCAAGTGTTACAACTATATTGGGCCAAACACAGAGTAAAGAGAAGCAAGAATCATTGTCCAGGTGGCGTGACAGGGTCGGCATTAACGAAGCTACACGGATCACGGACACTGCAGCAGCTCGTGGTACGGCTATGCACAATATACTAGAGGCTTATGTTAATGGTACAAAACGCATAGATCTAACGCCTTTAGGTAGACAAGCAACGGTTATGGCAGATCAGATCATAAAAGATGGCTTAAACAATAGGTTATCTGAAGTATGGGGCAATGAGGTTACCCTATATTACCCAGAACTGTACGCAGGAGCCACTGATTTAGTAGGTGTATATGATGGGATCGAAAGTATAATAGATTTTAAGCAATCAAACAAGCCCAAACGGAGAGAGTGGATAGAAGATTACTTCATGCAACTTGGAGCATATGCCATGGCTCACAACTTTGTGTATGGAACAAACATCACACAAGGCGTGAATTTGATCTGTACTAAAGACAATTTGTTTCAAGAATTTATAGTCGAGGGTCAAGAATTCGTTGATTACCAACACAAATGGCTTGCTAGGGTAGATCAATATTATAAAATGAGGCAAGAATAAGGCAAGATTCTGCCCTATAGTACCTTTTCAAACTAAATAAAAAAAAAAAAAATAAAAAAGTTTAAAAAAGCTTACACAACGACACAAAAACAGAAAACTGTTGGTACATATAGCTTAATTAAGCAATTCTTGTGTAAAATGACCTTACACAGCGTTACACAAAAAACACAAAGACGTCTCCCTACGCGAGACAACTTTTTTGGTTTTTTCTACAACCTCTTTTGGTTTGAAAAGGTACTATAGAGATGTTATGAAGGCAGTATGCCTAAAAAGAAAATTAAGAATAGAAAGACTATTCCTATTGACTACAAAAACCTTGGAAACAAAATAGATAACTACACCTTTGTAGAAGTGAGGTGGCTTTGACATTGAGGGTGATGCAGGTTGGAGTAGTATAAAAGATCTTAACAAAGAAGAATTACCTGTATGTGTATCTAAAGGTTATTTGTTAAGTCAAACTAAAGGCATTACTAGAATATTCACTGATTACATTTTAAATAAAGATAAACCTACGTTCGATACGATTGGTAATACATGTATAATTCCCACAGCAGTAATTGTATCTATTAAGAAAATTAATTAAGTTTCTTTAACTTTGGAAGCCTTGATTCTTTAACCTTACTTTTAACTTTCTTGGTTAATTCTTCTGCTTCAACACCCTCTAATATAGGTGAGTATTCATCTATAATCTGTTTCATTCTTGATTCTAGTTCCTCTGCTGATAGGTCATCTATCTTACCTGTTCTAATAATTTTTTGCTCTATATATAATCCTGCTGCTTTACCTCTAGCAACTTCTGCATTTGTTGCTGCTGAAAAAGCACCTTTGTCCATTGCTGCTTTTCTAATCTTGGCTAATTCTGTAATATGTCTTTCAAATGTAACAGCATATTTCTTCTGGTTCTCTTCTCGTAGTTCACCTATG